CTAAAATCTACAAAATAACGATGTATTCTATTATCTGTGTGACACCGATAAGGTATAATTGTTTCTTCTGATGACCATTTAACGATTGCAGGGTTACGATCACACCATAAGGCGAAACGAGTTTCCCAACTTGATCTCATAATAATACTTGTTGGGTCACCTTCGTACTTCTCAGGATAAATTGGTTTGTAACGTCTTTTATGATACATATTCCTTATATTTATTATAAATAATATAAAGACTTTTTAGGAAATAGAATGGCATTACAAGATATTGGAAAAAAGGCAAAAGATGTTGCTAGCTCTGTAGGAAAGAATGTTTCTGAAACGTGGAAAGAAGCAAGAAAAAACGCATCAGACTCTACATCTACGCCATTATATGATTTACAAAATACACAATCAACTTATGATAACAAGTATGAAGTAAGCAATCATTCATATCCAGAAGATATTGAAGGCCATAGTGATGAATATGGTCATAACTATGTTGTATTCTATATTAATGTTTCTGAAGATTCTAGATTAGTAAAAGACGCAGATAGAAATAATGAAAAGCTTTTTGTTGAAGATGTTCCACCAAGAATTGTTTCTGAATCTACCGCACAAGTTCAAAGAGGAACTGCTGGGCAAGCAGACGCATATGCTATAGCACCTGCTGCAGCAAAAGGTATAGCAGGTTCTGGATTACTTAAAGTATTAACAGGAAGTGGTGAAGTGAGTGCTGCTACACTAGGTCTTACAGCAGTTGGCACTGGAGCTGTTGCACTTTCTGCATCAAATTTCCAGAATAAAACACGCAGATTAAAAACAGCAATTAAATTGCATATGCCTAATCAATTAAATATTAGATATAGCGCAAACTATCAAGAAGAAGAAGTTTTAGATGATGCATTAATAGGCACATTAGGCCAAGCTGGAGCTGGAATGTTATTTGGTGCTGAAAATGAAGCTAAAGATACGCAAGACAAGGAACTAACAAATAAATTTGCATCAGGTATTGCTGCATTTGCATTGCAAAAAGATATGCCTGGTGGTAAAATGCTACAACGATTAGGAAGAATTGCACCTAACCCTCGTAAAGAACAATTATTTAAAAGTGTAGATGTTAGAACATTTCAAATTGATTATCAATTTTTTCCACGTTCACCTACAGAAATGAAGAATGTCCAAAATATTATATATCAATTAAAATTTCATATGCACCCAGAATATAAAGATGCAAATGCGTTTTTGTATGTTTATCCTTCTGAATTTGATGTTGTTTATTATCATGGTAATCAAGAAAATCCTAATATTCATAAACATACGTCTTGTGTATTAACAGAACTGAATGTTAATTACACACCTCAAGGAAGATTTAATTCATTCCCTGGCGGTGCACCGACTCAAGTTAATGTTGTTATGACATTTAGAGAACTTCTACCACTTACAAAAGAAACAATTAAAGGTGGCTTATAATGTATTTTAAAAAGTTTCCAAAATTTTTATATGATTTTAAAATAAATGGTGAGGATAAATATTTTTTAGTAAAAGATATTACACAGAATGTACGTGTAAGAAAAGAAATACTTGAAAATATTACGTTATATGATGAATATGATATTAGAGATGGTGAAACACCTGAAATTATAGCAGAAAAAGTTTATGGTTCAGCAACATATCATTGGGTTATAATGTTATGTAATCAACGTTACGATTATATTAATGACTTTCCTTTATCATCATATAACTTAGAGCAACATATTACTGAAAAATATGGAGCAGGAAATGAATATAATATTCACCATTATATTGATTCAAATGGAAACATAGTAGATTCTTCAAATGCTGAAGCAACTTCTGTTTCTAACTATGATTATGAAACTTCAGAAAATGAAAAGAAAAGAAGAATTAAATTAATTGCTCCAGAATTATTACAAACAATTCTAAAGAATTTTAAAGATAGTATATAATGAAAAATGATGAAGTAATACGCTTTGCCGGCGATATTAACATTGACAAAGCTGAAATTATCACCGCAAAAGGCTTTTCACAAGATGTCAAAAACCAAGTAATGGCGATTGAATTTTATGAAGATATGTTTGCTCCATTCATATCTGGAATTGCTGTTATTCGAGAAACCTTAGATTACACAAACCTTTTCCCACTTATCGGTGAGGAATATATTACCTTTACGCTTAGAACTCCTTCATTTGAAGATAAAGGCATGATTATTGATGAGCAGTTTGTTATTACTAAAGTTAAAAATAGAACAAAGGCTGGCGAAAGAAATTTATTATATGAAATCCATTTTATGTCAAGAGAAGCATTAGTTGATGTAAACAAAAAGGTAAGTAAAGCTTTTGAAGGAAAAATTACAGATCTTGCTCAAAGTTTTATTAAAGATAAACTACATGGTTTAGAATCTAATAAAGATGTTTATTTTGATGAATCAGCAAATGGAACTAAGTATATTTCTAACTATTGGTCACCAGTAACAAATCTAAATTATCTTTCTCAACTTGCAAAAAATGCAATTGATGCATCAGATTATTTATTTTTTGAAAATAGAAGAGGTTTTAACTTTTTATCAATATCAACATTATATGGTGGTAGCGTTAAACAAAACTTTATTTCTGATGGATATTTCAGAAAAGTCAATAAAGATGGTTCTGCAACTCGAGACGTGTTTGAAGAATATAGAAGAATTACTAGTATAGACGTTCCAGTATTGTATGATTATATTGATCGTGCAAAATCAGGTATGATGGGATCTAGACAGATTAAACATGATCTAGTAACTAAAAAGTACACAGTTAAAAACTTTGATATGTTAGATGATTATGATAATTTTCCTCATTTAAATAATTTTCCTCCGGTTTCATCAAACAGTATAAGAAGATCTGTACAAAAATTATTTAATTCAAAATCACATTACGGAACATTTAATGGTTATAAAGATGTAACTGCTAGTAGAAGTATACAACAAAGAATATCACAAATTAATTTAGCACAACTAAATAAAGTTCAGATCACTGTACCAGGAAGAACAGACTATACTGTTGGAGATAAAGTATATTTAGAATTAACAAAAAATGCTCCTATAAAAATGAAAGATGATGAAGATGAAACTATAGATAAGATTTTATCTGGAAATTATATTATAAGCTCATTAAATCATTTTATTACAAGAGAAAATCATGAATGTGTAATGGAACTTATTAAAGATTCCTATTTGTTAGATTTGGATAAAGAATAATTATGATGAAATTATATACAGGCGTTGTTGAAAATAGACAAGATCCTTTTAAACTAGGACGGTGTCAAGTACGTGTTGTTGGTTTACATACACATGATAAAACTTACATTAAAACAGAAGATTTGCCTTGGGCATATCCTTTACAACCAGTTACATCAGCAGGAATTTCTGGAATAGGACATTCTCCATTAGGTCCAGTTGAAGGATCTTGGGTTATTGTTATGTTCAGAGATCAATATGAACAACAACCTATTATTGTTGGTACAATTGGCGGTATACCTCAAGAAGATGGTGCAATAGATGATGATGATACTGAAATGATTCTTAAGGAAGATGGTTATCTTCCAGGAACAGATGAACAAACTCTGTCAACAAAAAAGGGTGATCTTTTTAAAAATACATCAGGTCCACTAGCAGAAGAATCAACTGGTTTAGCAGCAGCATCCTCATTTACTACTTCTTCACAAACTGCAAATGAATTAACAGGCTCAGTTTCTTATCAAGACGTTAAACTTGCAGCTGCAGAAGCAAAAGTAAAAAGCCAAGTTAAATCTGACATAACGCAATCAATGTTTGATTCTCTTGTTTCATTAGAATATAATAAAGCAGGAGCATTAGATAGTTCATCGATTGTATCAGATCTTAATAATAATGATTATCTTGCTGCAGCAACTGGATTTGCTGAAGAAGCAAAAGTTAATGGTGAAATTGATCAAGGTGAATTAAGAAAACGCCTAGCAGAGAAAGATAAGTTTATTGCTGAGGGCATTCCAGGGCCCACAGGTGATCTTGTTCCAGTTAAAGCAGCTATACCTACAGTCGATTCTAGTACAACTGCGTCAGGTCAATTAGATAATGGCCTTAAAATGGTATTTGGGTTTAGAGATCCTAATGGCAAATACCCTCTTTATAAATTTGAACCAGATACAAATAAACTTGCAAGACATGAAGATATAAAGAAAACAATTGTTCGTAAGAAAGAATTAACAAGAACAAAAGGCGTAGTAACTGCATTTAATGTAACATGGGATCAATCACCTATACCATACAATGCAACATACCCATATAACCATGTTTATCAATCAGAATCTGGTCATGTATTCGAATTTGATGATACAAAACATTCAGAACGTATTCATCTCTATCATACAAAAGGTACATTCTTTGAGATAGATTCAAATGGCACTAAAGTAGAAAAGATTGTTGGTGATAACTATGAAATACTAGAACGTAACGATTATGTTTATGTTAAAGGTTCAGGTAATATTACTAT